TTACTATAAATGACTTACTTATTAGTAATCACTTCATTGCTAACATCCAAGAAGCTAAAAACCATTATGATGTTCGCTCAGTTTATTCTAGCGAAATGGGGAGAGCTCTAGCTTTCCAAATGGATAGCCATGTTCTACAAACTATGGTTCAAGCTGCTATGGCTTCAGCTAATGTAGGTGATTCAGGCTATGCTTCAGGTACAGTTATAACTGATGCTGACGCTGACACTTCTGCAACTTCATTGATAGGTTCTATCTTTGACGCAGCAGAGGCCCTCGATGATGCCTATGTCCCTGCGGACTCAAGATTTTGTTATTTAAAACCCGACCAATACTATCAACTTGCTAATGCTACTAATGCTGTGAATGTTGATTTCTCTGGTAGAGGTTCTATAGCTGAAGGTACAGTTCCACAGTTAGCTGGAATTAACTTAATTAAAACTCCACATTTACCAACTGCAAATGTTACCGGTACAGGTACAGATGCTGGTGGTGCTGCCGGTGCACAAGTAGTAGATGCTAGAAATACAGTAGCTATTATTACTCACCCAAGTGCTGTTGGTACTGTTAAATTAATGGACCTAGCTGTTGAGTCTGAATATGACATTCGCAGACAAGGTACACTAATGGTCGCAAAGTATGCGGTTGGACATGGAGTTCTTAGAAGCGAGGCAGCAGTACAAATACAAACTGCTTAATCTAAGCGTATAAGTTCGCTCCAAAGTAGGGGAAGTTTTTCTTCCTCCCTTTAGACTTCCCCTACACTTATTACAAGGAATTATTTATGACTAACCCAACTCTTATGACAGAGCTAGAGGCAGTCAATATTATGTTAGGAGCCATTGGTGAGTCGCCTGTCTCCTCTTTGGATGATCCTAGTTTAGTTGATGTTGCTTTAGCTAAAAGTATTTTAGATGAAACTAATGTAGCTTTACAAACAGCAGGAACACATTTTAATTTAGAAAAGAATTACCCCCTCACAGCAGATACCGATGGTAATATAAACGTACCAGCAAACTGTACTAAAATAGATACAGTTGGGGACTCTGTAGATAAAGACCTCGTTCTAAGAGGCACAAAACTTTATGATAGAGATGAACGTACTTTTACGTTTCCTACCACAACAACTCTATATGTAGACATGGTTCTACTCCTTCCTTTTGAAGAAATCCCACAATATGCAAGACGTTATGTTTGTGTAAAAGCAGCAAGAAGATTTCAAGCCAGAGTAGTTGGTTCTGATACTTTATTTGGCTTTACACAAAGAGACGAAGAAGAAGCTTTAATTACTTATGAACAATCTGAAAGTGCTACTGAAGATAATAACATTCTTACTGATTCATATTCCGTATCTCGTATTACTCATCGAGGTGTTGGTAGAAGAACAGGAGGCTAAATATGCTTGTTAATTCTGCAATACCAAATCTTTTAAATGGTGTTAGCCAACAACCACCTACGTTACGTTTACCTAGTCAAGGTGAAACACAAGTTAATGGTTTTTCTTCAGTTGTCTTGGGATTAATAAAAAGATTACCTAGTGAACACATTGCAAAAATTCAAAGTAGTGCTCTTTCAAATGCTGCTATACATATAGTAGATAGAGATATAGATAATAGATATGTAATAATAATTACGTCTAATGGTAGCTCAAGTACCATATATGCTTATG